CTTATATATTGTATTTTGAAGTGTCTTATCCCCAACTATACCGTAATTTTCATTAAATACTACATCCGAAGAATATCTTTTATTTCTATTAAATAAATCAGTTGATTTTGATTTATTAGACAATATAAATGTGTCATATGTATCTAAATTGTAATGACCAACATTTCCACCATAATTTAATGTGTTATTATATAATTCAGACAAATCCATAATTTCATAGGAATCAAAAAACATATATTTTAAATCGTCATCCAATAAAATATTATTTTGAACTCGTTCACGATTATACACCCCTTCGAATTTCACATTCTTTGATTGTTTAGTATTAATTGTTGTGTAATTTATCGTCCCGTCAAATGTACCATAAACAAGAACCCCATCATTGGGAACATACGATCGATTAGCAATATATTTTAAATATTGATAATTATTACCATCTTGATACCAATAAATATTTTCATAGCCATTAGCATCACCCTTAAACTTTAATCCCATTTTAGTTGCAATCTTTTTAATAACTGAATCTGATGTACCACTTATGGCATTATATGTATGAGGAGAAAATGCAAAATCTGCTGCCATGTATCCTACAATATTAACAGTATTTCCTTGGTTATCAAATGTGTCAGATAATATAGTGACACCCGTGATTATAAATGTAGCATATATTTCGGACTCGGGCATACCTGTATTATTGTTCATTGTTACATGTAATACATCTTTATCTGAAATAGGATACCCTTCAATAAATGTACCTTTATCAGCAATGGTAATATCTATTTTAGGAAGTAAAGTTAATACACTTTCAGTTATTTCTAAACTGATAATACTTTCATATGGAATACCCAACATAGTTTCTGTTGATGGTGGAGCATCCTTATTATTACTCAATAGAACTTGTAGTGTGTATAGTTGCTCACTAGCCATTTGCTCTCACTCTTTTACGAACATTACTATAAAATAATTGTATATCTTGAATACTAGGGATAATTAAATCCATTCCGACATACATATCATTCCATACATCATCTATCTGATTAAACTTACACAAAATCCACCAATACTCCGATGAACCATAAATTCTATATGATAATAAATCAGGTCTTTGAACTTCACCATATTGTACATTATCAAATCTAATAGGATTTTTAATTTCGAATAAATCCCAATTACTTAATATCATATCATATTCAAGAGCACCATCCATATTCGTGACTTTTGATAAAAAATTAGTTCTTTTAAATCTACTAAATATCATATATACCTACCTAAAACCTAAAAACTGGGACAAAACCAGCCTTTTGTTTTTGTGGATCTATTGTTGGTGGTGTTGGAGCAAGCAAAGGAGGAGGGGCAGGGGCATCTAAAGAACTCTCTATGGGAGTTTTAGAACTATTCACGATTTGGACATGTCCAACCGAACCTAAAAGACCAGTATCATCAATATTACTTATCATCTTTCTAGTGCTCAAATCCAATGTGGCATCGATATATAACGGTCCTTTGTCCGTAAACTCCCTAGAAAACTTAAAAGACACAGAATCTAATACCATATCACTATGACTAAATATTCTACCAATATCAACATGCAATGGTGGAGGAGATTGTCTTAATGAAAATAAATCACCTATGTCTTCTAAAAAATTAACACCCGCTTGAGCGGTATTTGCTATACCATTAACAAGTGACTCCGCAAAAGCGCTATCCCCATTATCTTCTCTCTGAACTTTCTGTATTTTTTGAACATTTTCGGTAATAAGACTATTATAAGCATTTTTTAATCGTGTCTCTGTTGACTTAAAAAAAGAATTCTCTGGTATACTATATGCAACAGTCCACAGTAACAATGTTCGTGCAACCACTAATGGCAAACCAGTACCATCAATATCTATTATACGAATTTCCGGACTAACTTTTAAGTATCCACTCTTTTTCCAATATTTTTTACTTCTATAAACATATCCCATTTCTCCTCCGCCACCCATTGTACCAACACCACCAATAACCGATCCGAGTCCACTGTCAATTGGTGTTTCCATCGTACCCCATTCAGAATCCATAGAATAATTAAATTCATTTATCATAATACCTGTAATAGTTTTATCTATTGCCGCTTTAGCAGCATCATCATTTTTACGATGCGATGGCCATGTCTTAAGATTAGGTCGAAGTTTAACTAAATTAAAACCCAATGCCCCATCATATGACGAAGAATAATCCTTAAAGTTATTATTTAAAGATGTCCACAAATCTCTATCTATAACACTCGTTATCATAAATTACCTCTAGGGCTTCCAGAATTAGATTTAACAGTAGTTGTTTTTGGTGTAGGTATATTAGATAATTGTTTACCAAATGCAAGTGCAAGTGCCTCAATATCAGCAGATGTTAATTTAACATTCATTATTTGTTGAGGTGTGGCTTTTGGTGATACCGTTCCTTGTGGTAAGTTTACAGACGGCATTCCTGACGAGCTAATAGACACAGGATTTAATGTTGCACTATCACCTATACCCGATGGTTTTGCTGAAGGATCACCTTGAGAATCACCATTTCGTATAGCATTTTTATCCAATCCTATAGGCTCTATATGCCAAGGTTCCCATCCCTTCTCTCCAGGCTTACCGACAGGTCGATGAAACTTCCACTTACTAAGTAATCCCATACTAGCTAATTTATCACCATCAGAACCATTTATATCCATAGCATACCCATAGTTATGCATAGATCTACCAGGAGGGGCAACAGGACTAGGATTTTTACCAGCAGCCTTATCTTTTAAATATTGATCATATAGTTTCTGTTGTTTAGACGGATCACGATATGCTGAATTAATTTGTATTTTCCCACCATCGGTTAATTTATTATATTCGTATGCCATACCAATAAAATTATTCCATACATCATCACGCACACCGGAAATATTAGGGTTCCATGGCTTATATATAGAATAAGATTTCCACGATTCAGGTCTATCCTTTAATACAGATTCATCTTCCATAATAGGTGTTATATAATTTGAAGGAGCAGGGGGTGTTACACCTATACCTTTAGGAACAGAATCTATTACATCACTCCCAGCATTAACATCACTAACACCACTAGAGGATGAAACATTACGGGCCATAATTTTTACAAAATTATTAGATATATTACCCAATGTTGACGAATCTGCCTCTTTTCCGTCTGCTGATCCTGGATTAGATGACATATATGTGTCAATATTAGCCATTCTAGCTTTCATATCCCACCCCTGACTCTTTGCATGATTAAGCCAAGATTCTTTTTGGTTAGAGGACATTTTATTTAAAGTGTTTTTATATGATTCAAAAGAAGCGTTATCCTTATCAGCTTTTTGTTTTAACTCCCTATTTTGTTTGTTAGAATTATTCCCCTCAACAATGGCAGCCACAAGATCAAATCCCGCAATATTCAGTCCGCTACGAGCAAATGCTTTAATAGCACCCAGTTTATCACCTTTAGCCCATAACTCTCGACCTTCATTGAACCATACAATAGCCCCAATACCAGGAACCATTTTTAAATTTTCTTTATTACGATAAAAATTAGTTAGATCTTTACCCTCTTTGGCTTGTTCACCCTTTGTCATCGTCAAATCACGTTTCATATTATACATTGTCAATGCTATGGATGCCGCTGTTCCAAAACCCGGAATAATACCAGCTAACCCACCCGCAAGATCAATAAGACCCCCTGTTATATCACCACGTTTAAATCTCATAACACCCGTAATCAAACTAGTAATCAACCCAACACCAGGAATACCCTTCATAAACTTACTACTTTGAAGTGCTTTTGGTAATGCCTTACCACCTATCTGTAATCCAAATTGTAATCCTTTTGATATATTACCAAGCATTTCTGTTTTACCTGTAAGAAGGAATCCTAAAATACCTCCACCGGCAAATAATGCAGCAAGTCCACCACCAACAAGTCCGGGAAGTGCCGATTTAGCTTTAGACATAATATTTATGCCCTTATTTATTTTTTTCAATAGACTATTATTATCTTTATCAAAGCCCACACGTTTAAATAAATCTTTTTTAGGTTCAGGAGCCGACTTTTTACTCTTAACCGCATCAAAAATATTTGTTCCTGCTTTTTTATCTTTTTTATCTTTTTTATTATCTTTAGATAAAGCCTTAAGGATATTATCTTGTATAGATTTACCTGAAAGTTTATCTTTATTATCTTTAGATAAAACCTTAAGGATATTATCTTGAGTTTTTAACATCTTTAATACATTACTAGATAAAACTTTTGTTGTCTTATCTATAGATGTTAATGATTTTATTTGAATCTTCTGATTAGATAGGATAGCCGAAAAGCTCTTGGTGGTGTCTTTTCCTAGACCACCAAGAGCACTTTTAAGTTGATCGTTATTACTTTTAATGAATTGTTCTATTCGAACACCATTTAAAAAGTCATTACTATTTTCTTTTTCAGCCATTTTTATTCATTCCCATTTGAGACATATTTATACCGAGATTAGAAATAGATGTTCGTCCTTGGGACGCTTTAGCTGCCTCATTTTCAGAATTTCTGTCATCGACAAGGCGTTCAAATCTCCAGACAAATTCATAATATTCCCATTTATTATAATCGAAAGGAATAGTTAATGCCTTTGTCAATTGAAATTCTATTTCTAATATGTCATTAAGCTCTATACGCGGGAAGAAAGAAGTCGGAGTGAAACGTAAGTCCAACTTGGGACTCACCTCCACATTCCGTACACTTAACATTCATATATGATTTTATACCAACGTTAGTCTTACTGAGTTTAGTAGTTAATGATGCAAAATCACCCGGATCCATATTTAATAAATATTCATATTTCTTTATAGAATCTTCATTATGTCCGTTAATGGTATCTATCATAAAAGATATTGACAATAATTCATCATCTACTTCTTCTCCCGATTTTTCAAAAATACTACGATGTTTCATATTAAATGACTTCAATGCTAATTCATCTTTAATCTGAAGGAGTTTAAATTTAAGAACATCCCCATTCGATAAAGACAATGTATCATTAGGATTGTATTCATCATTAAGATAATCTACAATAACATTTGAAATATCAAAATGATACGATGTTTCTTTTGAACACATATTACAATTAAAACCAACAACATATCTATTGTCTCTAAAAGAATTAGCTCTTAACCATAACAATATATACATTTTATCAGCAGAATATATCTCATTGATATCTATTCCACGAACGGTCTTACGTAAAATGTCATTAACAATATTATCAGCATTATCTTCTGTTAATGCCGTTAATTTTTTAATCTCTATAACTTTTAACGGTCTAGCCTTAATCATTGTACCATCAGGATACAATTTGTATTTAGTGGGAAGATCTTCTATATCCCAATAATTAATGTCGTCTTCAGGCTTAACAGTTAAACCTATATTATTAGATTTGTTCGGAACACTGTTTGTCGTGACTTGAGACGCACTCTTTTGCATTTGCGCCATAAGTTCCAACATCTTTTTTTCCGATCTGTTTTCATCATGTTCAACTACAGAATCATCATCAAAATCTTCAATAACATCTTTCATTTTCATAATTCATTCCTTATTAAAAAATTCAACTATCCAAAAATATTTGCAGGATTAAATGTTACAGACCTATTAGACTTCGGTATAGTTTGAGGTATAGAACTCTGTGGGACATCAACATCAGGTTCAGGTGGAACCCAATTAGACACATGCTCCATAAAATCTGTACCAAATGTGATATCATACCTAACAGTATCATTACTATCATATGATGCATTAATAGATGATGCCCCCAAAAAGAATACATCTCTAGCAATATATTTACTAATAAACACATCTTGCTGATTAAGAATAGATATATGTATTTCACCTAATTTGGATTGTGATGGGGGAACATGATATCCCTTACGAACAACACTATTCTGTAAATCTTGAATAAATGTTGCTATCGTCCCATCAGTATCCTCTTCCATAGTGACTTTAATATCTAATGGTTGTTCTTTTGATAATACTGGATAAGAATATTGTAAAGCACCTATAGCCGTAGTTTCTCTGTTAAATGTAGCGAAAGGTATATCTACAGATAAAACATGGTATGGCATAATATTTGACATAGTTGGAAATTCACCAAACCGTTTATCAAAATTAAACCACACATCAAATTTATATGATCGAACTACGGATTTATTAGTATAAAACGATCCGTAGCTCAAGCCATTAGCCTTTACACTTACCGGCATCACTATCTCCTAATTAAGTAGTAGTTGTATCAGGAAACAAAGTCCAATAATCATATTGAAATGTTACACTATACTTTACCGCTTCATTACCATCATAAGACATAGATACTTCACCAACATTCTGAACCCATGCATTCTTAAAACGAATCTGCTTAGGCAAAGGAACACCCGCATAATTATACAAAATCAAGTATAAATCTTTAGTAAGAAGGCGTTTTAAAACCTTTTTAGATTTACCTGCTGTTATAGCACTTGCTGGATTAATGTTGAAAATATTCTGTTGCCATTCATAAAAAATTCTCTGAATAGCCATATCTTCAGTATCTTCGAAATCAACAGATACAGTGCCTCCACCCGGATCAGCTCTACCGGGGAAGAATTGACGTGTTCCCATAAAATTAGATGTTATAGGTTCATTTGAACGCTGTGGTATTGAAATACTTCTGCATCTAACTAATAGGTCTTCAGCATCCAATAATGCTGATGGAGCAACACTAATAATACCTGGGACAAATAACTGCCACATGAAATTACGTTGAACATCAGGATATTTATATGAGCGACCATTAATCGTAAAATTTGAAGGGTTTATCGCATTCCCTAAATCACTTAAATCCATTATTTACTCCTTGTCATAAATAATAAAATCTTCCTTATATTATTTATATAAATTAAAAATACAAAAATGGGGGATACATTACATATCCCCCATTTGTTATGAATACAATAAAATACAATTAAATATTATGCATACTTAAGTTGTACATCACTAAAGCTAACACCTGTTCGGGTGATAACTGTTGTAAATTGTATAAATTCGATAGTTTTCGTAGGCTGAACATATATATCCACGTTGAGTTGATTAGAATCAATAACAGCAGGAGTGTTATTGGTTTCGTCACAAACTACAGTGTAATCATATAATCCATCACCCGCCTTAATACCAGCCAAGAAATCATCAATAACAGAAAATACTCTAAGTCTTGTTTGTTGTGTATTATTTTCAAATACAAATGAGTTCAATGATCTTTCGATATTAACCTGCATATAGATAAGATTTCGTCTGACATTGATTCTATCGAGTGCAGATTTCTTAAGTTGTGCAGTCTTCTGACCCCACATAACGAATCCTGAACCCTGAACGAATTTAACTGTATTGATATTTCTATCATACATTTTACCTATTTGGTCATTACTAAAAACTTTATTCTGATCGAGCACAGACATTGTTCCTCTAGCAACACCAGCAGGAGCATACCAAGGATCAGTCAATCTATCAACTCTAGCATAAAGAGCCGCAGCAAAAAGAGAGTTAGGAAGATATACATACTTATCATTGTATTTATCGTATACTTTTGAATATCCAGAATACAATGCCATAAAAGATGCATACGGATAACCAAACTCTTCATAGTTGATAATATCTCTATAATCAAGAAGTTTAACGTGTCCAACAGGGTTAGAAGCAATACAGTCACGTCTATTATTACACAATTCAGCAACTGCTAATTTATCTTCTTTCGAGAAACTTGGGTTGATCAAGATTTGAACAGGAATTTCTTCTCTGTTTTCGAAATACGACCAGAACTCGGAATCACGACCAAAGAAACCAGGAGACATATTTGCAGAACCACCTGTTAACTTGGCAAATTTATCATCGTTATAAACAAAGAATCCCGCACTATCTTCACCATCAGGTTTACCTAGGCTACGAGCAATAAATCCTCCACCAACAAAATCCCATGTTGCATCAATATCGAATGACTTGTCCGCTTTCACATAGATATATTTAGAATTACCGTTAACAGAACGCTCGATAAACAATTCATTACCATCTGTATCTAGTGTCGGCTCCATTGTCCCGAAGAAAACTTCCAACGGTTCATTTCGAAGCTTAAATTCATTAGCATCAGAGTTATTAGAATATAATTCTTCCCATTCTTTATCATCAGGACGTTTGTAAACAGAAAGTTTAACAACTTTGCTTGCTATTTTAAAATGTCTTTTAACTTCGTCACCTGATCCGGTCATAAGACCCTGTTCAGCAACATATGTACCAGTAGCACTAAGTGCAACAGTATCAGATTTTACAGCATTAATTGTCCAGGTATTATTATCAATAGTATATGTCCAATCACTATATTCTGATGTAAGTGAACTTGGGGGAATAATTTCTTGAGCATTTGCCCCACTCAATGCACTATATATTTTCCATTCAGTATTGTCATCATTAAGCTTTGAGACATTTTCAGGAACAAATATTATATGATCAGAATATACAGATGTTAATGGGTTATATATGGTTGCAGATGTAGGATGTGTCGTAACATATGTATCTAAATTTGTACCACTAATCCACACTTCTGGAACATCATACCCGTATTTAGCAATAGTAGCACTAGTTTGAGTAGGGTACTCATCATAACTATAAAGCCATTCTGCTTCAGGACTAATTGTTTCTACAGTAATAGCATATTGATTACCATCTTCTCCTGGACCAACATATCCAACAAGCAATGATCCATCAATTTTAGAATCAGACTTATAATTATCGTATGTAGAAATATTTTCTCTGGAGTCAAATACATCGAGTGGAGCGTCAGTTACAGAAATACCACCACTAACAGTATAATCAGTCTGTGCATCTGATTTAACCTCAGTAACGGCATATTTATCGTCATCATCATATGCTCTAACAACAAATAAAGTATTAGATTCTTTTAAAAACTCTATTGCTCCGTATGCCCCATATCCTAGTTCGGGAACGAGACTTCCACCTATTGCTGCTTGGGTCGGATTTTTATCATCCAAACCATTAACATAATACGGTTCTCCGAATACTTCAATGTACTCTTTATCATTAGTAACAAGAACAGGTCGTCTAACAGGACCCTTTAATGCTCTAACGACAGTTCCTCCATTAGATACACCCGTAGCGACCAATATTTCGCTCAGGTCTATTTCACGTCTGTATACCCCAGGGGCTGAATATCCTGCCATAATTTACTCCTATTTATATCGTTATATCATAAATTCTATATTTAGTTATGATATAGAAATATTATCATAACACACTTTATAGTATTTATATAATTTGTATTTTAATCTGGGAGAAACATAATTGGTCCACTATTAGTTAAATCATATTGATCATCAAGGGTTTTAACCTCTAAGTTGTCTTTATCGAAATAATCAGTAGTTATGAAATATAAAGCCCACAATAACGCCGTAACACAGTCATCATGTGTCGAACTTGTCTCCGCCTGGAACACATTCGGTCGAATTTCAATATATCGTGATAATTCTGTAATCGTATATTCATCTTTTATTTTTAAGAATTTCTCGTCCAAGTACCGTTTTAATAACAAATTAGCTTGTAATTTGCTTTTAGCAGTAGATCGAACACCTAGACCCGAAGAATCTAAATTAATAATGTGGTCATACTCATATTCATACCATATTGCCTGAGTTAATGCCTCACCAATACCATTATTTTCTATCATCATTTGTGCGTCATTATAATATTTCGATATACCAATACACACCTGTGCAAAGTCGTGTGTGGATATTAAATTATTACGATATATAGCCACTTGTTCAACATCAAACTCACCATTGATTTTAAGCACCTGTACGACGCTATAATCCCTTCCCGTACCCTTACCCGTATCAACACCCATTATGTATGTTGTATTGTCTTCTGGGGTATTGAAAATGCTTAATGCGTGGTTCCATTTAAACTCTATTGGCTGTCTAATAACCAATCTCTCCAATATTTCAGGGTCGATGAGTGTGTCACTCGATCCTATAAATTTGCAATTGTGATTTAGTACTCCATTAGCATAATATAAATTATTTTTTGATTCAACTTCTAATATATCATACACAATAGCCATATCATCCATAAGATCCACAGACGAAACAATATCAAAACCGTCAATGGTCTGTATAGGCATACCGACACACAACTCTCGTGCAGGTATCTCTTCATCATCTACAACAAATATATGACCAATACTGACATCAATATATGTTCCTGACTCTAAACATACACGAACAATATACTGTGGTATATTAATCTTACCTATACCATCGAAATCAACAAAACCATCAGGAGTCTCTATTTGATATCGTGTATTATATCTTATTTCTGTATCAAGCATGAATAACTCCTCTATCAATCAACTTTTGTTTAAATTCAAATTCACACAAAATATTCTTTTGAGCATTTATGCTTCTACTACAAACACATAAATTAGATATATGTGAAATTGTTTTTTCATCTATATTATTAATAAATCCATAAAATATAGAAATTTTATGATCTATCGTTGGCTGATACTTAAAATATCCTTTACCATCAAAATCATTATTTAATAATAATAAATCATCCCCCGTATAATAATCTAAACCATCCCAATTTTCAAATAATTCGTCCTTATGTAATAATGTATAATATCTTACGCGTTGTCGATATGCTTGAAATTCATTAAATTTACCATCTTCTAACCACACACCATTATCAACATTAACTTGTCTAGTATGTTTTTTAACATCATCTAATTGAAAAACTGACTCTACTCCGTATTTTTCTAAACATGTCTGTTTTCTCTTTCGTAATGTTATTTGAATTTTTTCAGGTGTCCATGATTCTCGTCTTTTAATATTAATAGTATCTTTATTATCATTTAACGATTTCCATCTAGCATCATAACAATCTTGAGTTAATAAATTAGTATAATGTCCGCAATTAGATATGTTTGTGTTTATTACTTTTTGTTTTGTCTCTTCTAATTGGGATATGTGCTCAACACCATATTTTTTAATACATGTATCTTTTCTTTTTTTAGATTCACTATCTATATCACGAACACTAAAAGAGTTCTTAATAGTGTCGCTAAATTCACTAGACTGAATATAGCATTGACTACTGTGCCACTTACGATAACCATTAATAAAAGTTACAAATTTTGTTGGTCTCCCACATCCACATTTACACACACCATCACCGTCTTTGCGAGCATATTGATCATAATATTCTTTAGCATTTAATCCGTGATATTTTGCCACATGATGGGTAATAAACGATTGGGTAGATGTATATTTCTCAATATTGTCGCCACAAACTAAACATATCATAGAAATCCTTATAATAAATTATATACTTCGGAAATAGGCATATTTAATATTTCGCCTGTTTCTGTATCTTTAATATTTATATAAGTTTCTGATTTCAAGCAATTATATTCCTGATTAAATTTTGCTAAATCATTATTGAATGTTTTTAATTGCTCAATCTTCCATGCTTCATCTCTGTCAGGATGATCCCACCAGTTAACCTTAATAGGATAGAAGTTGTTCGCAAGTTTAGGGTCAGTTTCATTTGCTCCACGCCAATATGAATAGAATTGGTTCATCCCAAGTGGCGTGCTAACGATTATAACCTTAGATGTTTTACCAGAGGAAACTACAGGAAGTGTTGATGTTACAAACTCTTCAGCAATATGAGGTTTAACTTTTGCAAACTCGTCAAGATATAATAATGAAACAGTTTCACCGGAAATGGAGTCTGATGATGTGGTATTCGCTATCATACGCATACCATTTTCAAGCTCTATAGAACCTTCGTTCCATTTACGAATACCCTGTTGCATCCATAAAGGAAGCATGGAATAAGCACCCTTAACACGCCTTAAAACCTCTTGTGCCGCAGTTTCTTTGTTTGCTAATATAGCAACAACTTTATCCTTGTTAAACAACATATAATGAAGCAAATACACAGACGACATAGTAGAATTGTGTGATAAAATACCATTAGTAAATAATGTATGATCTTCGGAATCAACAGAAAAATCATACATACTTTCTTGAGGCATATCTAATTTCTTAACCTCTACAACACACTCAATACCATTATCAGTCTTTAATTTATCACCGACACACAAATCCATAACATATACTTCACTACCATCATATCTAATAACAATATGCTCGTCAGCACACATTAATTCGTGTGTGTCTGTCTTCAATGACCAAACATCATAAGGAATCGTTTTGTGAATGTGTGTTAAATCATGCCATCCATCATCACTCAATATTTCCCAATCGTCTATGTCGTGTGTCTCAATAACTTCTGCCATTTATTATCCATTTATAAATTTTAAACACCTTTCAATAACTTCTTCTTTGTTGTTATTGTAATCGGATTCTTTTATGTGTATTAGGGTGATATTGTTTTATTTCTTTGTCTCTATCCTCTTATACACATTTTCTGCGGAAATTTCAACAATTTCTCCTGTTTTTTTATTTCTTATTTTAACTTTAGTATCTTTAAAAAAACACTTACCCATTTGTCTGGGCATGAGGACAATCGTATTTTTCTTACCATCAACCTGTGGGCTAGTGAATACTTTAAGTGCTTTTTTTTGAAAATCGAATAATTGTATTTTATGTTTACCATCGTCTATATTGGTTATATAGAAGTATTCATGAGCGAAATACACAATATCTTCCGCACACTTAAAGTATTCTGCTAATAGTTCATTAGTGAACTCATAAGTTTCACCTTCGCCTCTTAAGTTAGGTCTTCCTAGAAACATAATACCACCTTATTAATCGTCAAGAATTTGAAAATCGGTATCAATTTCGCCCATTGTACTTTCTTCTTTAGCTTTCATGTATAGGCTAAGAGCATCATTTGAGTTCATGACCATTTTATGATCTTCTTTAACTTCTTCCAGATTTTGTTTTTTATTTTCTAAAACGAATTTAGCTATGGATTCGTTAAGGCTTCTAAGCTCTTTATACTGCCCTGTAATGGCATTTAGCATCACGGCATACACTTCATACATCCTTGGTGATGCACCTATCTTAATATCCTTCTCAAGCGTTTCTAGGACACGTTTGCTAGATAGTATTAATCCTTTGATTTCTTTTTCTAGGAAGTTAGAATCTTTTATTCTTGCTGAAGTTAGTGCGTTTTCTATTTCTTCTTTTTTAGTATTAATAGCCGCAACTTCTTGTTGGACAGATTCCATCAAATTATTAGATTGGGATTTTAAATCTTTATTTTTAATCACACTGGAAAATTCAGTTTTAATATGTTCATCTATTTCTTCTATGGTTGCTTCTTCAACAAACTCGGCATCGAGTTCTTTACCCATAGAGAAAAACGAACGATGAACATCATTAATAGATTCAGTTTCAGTTTCATCAACTGATTCAATATCGTCATCATCACTCATATAAACCTCAATTTATCAAATATAAATATTTATTGGTATCACACTTTTGTACCAATTATATTCCTTATCATCATTATTATAATAACCACTAGTAAAATAATCATTAGGTGAAGGTATAGCACTTGTTACTATGGGAACACCCGCAGATGTTTCGAATCCTGAAGTACTAAATCCTTCCCTCATCGAACCTGTTAATTGGTTTATGTATTTAGAATTAATCACTTTAATGACTTTAGACATTAGGAATGGTCTATACATATATCCTTTAACGGTAAGATTCAATGTTGCATTAACAAATCGTGTATCTGCCACTGATTCATCTTCAATAAAATCATAGCCGACACCATCTAATACAACAGGTAAATCTCTTTCGATATTAAGAAACGAAAATTCTTTAACTCTTAACATTAAGGTGGGGTTGAAATATGGTAATATGTTTTCTAGAATTTGAGACATATAATCCATAGAGTCATTTTTAATATAAATGGTAAAATTAAAATTATATGGTGTTGGTTGATAATCAGAAACTATACTATCTATTTGACTCTCTGTAAGTTCCAACGATTCTTTCATCCAATATCGCCATTCATTAACACCCGTTGCTCTTTCGGGATCATATACTACACCATTAGGAATCATTGCTATACGAGGGATTTGTAGGTAATATCGTTTGTTATGCTCAACATTATCAGAATCAAAATAATGATCCTCTTTTCTGTCGAGATGATATTTTTCCACAGGACCAAATGTTATTGGTACTTCCTTCTCGGATATAGGATTATTAAACTTGTCATATTTAACAACACGAATATCGTTAAACATATCAAGAAGGGCTACTGTTATAGCCCTTATAGTTCTTGGGTAGTAATACTTTATCATATCAGAATGTTACTTTTTTCAAAAGTTTTTTTCTTTCTTCTTCTTGTTCTTTAGCTTTCTTCTCTTCGTCATCCTCATCATTTTCATCTTCGTCTGACGGGACATCGGTTTCGGAAGATTTGGAAGATTCAGTGTCTTCGGAATCATCATCGGATTCATCTTCGGTAGATGAATCGTCGTCAGATTCTTCGTCTGTGTCGCCTGGAACAGAAGAATATTCATCATCAGAATCAGTATCGTTTTCGGTATCACTCTTCCAATATGATGACGGATCAAACTCGGTATCTGATTGTATATGTTCACCTTCATCATTTGCATCATGTGATAATGTTTCAGGTTTCTTATAATACTCATCACCATCAATTCGTATAGACTGTTCATCATATCCCATATTCTTTATTTTTTTAAGAACCCACAACATCAAATCCGCATTTTTAGGGTCATCATTATCCCCTTCAATACTGACATCAGCATACACATCATCATAATCATAATTACCATTTAACGCATCAATAGGAACACCATCAATGGTTTTAATAGTAATCTTTGCCACAGTTTCGTCATCATCCACTAAATCCACACCAAAGGACACCCCTGATTCAGCATCGTAATCAACAGGATAAAGTTTATAACTGTCCTTTTCCTCTGTTAACAATTCTAATTCATCTAATAGTCTCATTGATTATTCCTCGTCTACATCATCTTCAACATCATCTTCAACATCAGCATCAACATCATCTTCAACATCAGCATCAACATCAGCATCAATGTTACCCATATCCATATCACCCATATCATCTTCGAAATCATCTTCACCGCCGATATCAATAGCGTCAATACTACCTAAATCATCTTCATCAGGAACTATAGTTTCTTCCTTATCACTAGCTAATAGATAGTCACGAAGCATTTTGTAGACAAGAGCTTCTGCTTCTTCTTCAGACATACCAAGTTCGCTGATAGCAAAATCACGCAATTTTTCATTGTTGATATCTTCCATTGTGCGAATTAAATCAGCAATTTGTTCTCTTTTAGAAGTTTCTTGACTTAACATCAAAAGTTCTTCTTGTTCTTTTACATATTGTTTAAAAGACATAATTATTCTCCTATATTATTGATTTATATAAATTCAGAAATCTATTGATTCACTTTCAACCGACAAAAAAATCAGGCTTCTCGCTCTCAGCTCTAATTTGATCGAAAGCCTTCTCTTCATCCTCATATCCTCTATTCATGATTTCAAAACCATTCATAGTTGATCCATCGGGCATTGTAATTGTGTATTTTCCTAATTGCAATCCCCATTGTATTTTTGCTCTTGCGACTGCTAATTTCTTAACGAGAGGATGATTATATAATCTCTCGGCATCAGTTCGGCAATATAATTTTAATGTAGCAAGCATACATTGTTTCGGTGTGGGTGTTATAATTAAACTTCTATTGTTGTAATTATATTTAACAGTATATTGTGCACCAAGCATTTGATTCGCTTGTGCCATATACTCACCCATTATTTCATAACTAGTGAGCATTCCTCCTCCACCACCAAACGAATATAATGCATTACCAGGTCCGCCAGGATAATTACCGTTGTTTACCCAGTCATTATACAATAACATATGTGTTGGGGAGAATAAAGCATTTATATCACCCATTGTAGATAAACCTATATCGTATGCAGCCTCAATTCCACTATCACCCACATAATATTCACTCACCCCTGCAGACACCATCAATGTAGTATTAACTAAATCTACACCATCACCATAATTATATCTGTTGAAATCTTGAATAGTATCATATATTGCTATTTCTAATTGAATATCTGCAACTTCCACATTTATTACAGGGTGACCTAAACGTGTGAGGACATATTGTTTCATGTCATCTAATGATACCGGATGAGTTATACTCATTCATTTCTCCTTATTGAGAACTTTTTTTATTTTTATATTTACTTTTGATTTTTTCTGTAGAATCAACAGTATTTTCAACAGAAACATCATTTGTTAAGTCGATATCCATAACAGAATTATCATTATTATCATCAACTGTTGGCGTTTCAACTTCTTTAGTCTCAACATTTTTTTGTTTCGGTTTTAATAATTCAGGATTTTTTATTCTAACACCTAATAACGGTTTATCAGGATTAACTTTTTTTTCAGGTCTACCACGTCTCTTATGACCTATCAACTTTTCACTTGCATGACTTCCATCTTTATTAATATACTGTACACCCTGAGTTCTAATGTGCATAGGTTGAATAACTTTCAATTCACTATAAGTTCCACTATCATCGGGAATAGAATATATCTTTCCATCACACGGAATATATATTACGGCTTCACGATATTTAAATGCGAAGTTATACCCCGCAACATTTCTAACATACATATTTACCTCAATATATTAAATTACATAATGATTACAATATTATTTATATAAATTCACATAAAATAAAAAAGGACACTAACTTAATAGTGTCCTTTTCGTTCTATTCCGAACTTATCCTATTAGTAGCTTCTAGCACCAGGAATAAGTTTTGTTACATTCATGAAAGGAATCAATCTGTAGTAACGACCAGCTCCAAGAAGCGAATCAGTAATCGCATAACGGGACATAACGCCCACTCTTGGTGCAAAATCATCAGGAGAGATTGCTCTGTTCTGAAGACCCATGATATATGGTGAGAAAATAACACCAGCATCAGAAACTCCAGGACCTTTGTATCCAACAAGAGCATATGAACTTGTAGCATACTGATCACGGTATACATCAATGGTTCCATTGAGTTTACCGATAGCCGCCATAGTTGTACCAGGATTAACATTCTGTGAATAGTTAACAAACTGGTGACCTGCTGCCTGAAGAGCAGTAGCAATATCAGGAGACACGATAACAAAGTTACCAGGTCCACGTCTTGTGCTAATTGCAATTTCATTAGCTTGATAGATGATAGCAGAGATAACACTCATGAATCTTTCACCATTCCAACGACCATAATCATCACTTGCAGACACATCAACCGCAGGAATTATACGACCTTCTTTGGTTGAATCAGTAGCAACTCTCTTAAGAGAAGAAAGAAGTTCACGGTCAAGCTCAGCAGTAATTTCATACTGAAGTACATTTACCATTTCTCTTTCGATGTCAATACCATGCATTGCCTTGATGTCCTGAGCGGCTTCAAGAGAGAAGCTTGCTGCAAGTTTACGAGTCAATGCTTCGATAGCCTGTTGATCGATACGAAGACCAAGTTGATTCCATGCAGGTTCATTGCATCCTGTAAGACATGCAGTTCTGCTATCAGCAATCTGAAGAGCTTCACCAGCAGATGTCAAAAGACCTCTACCTGATGTACCAAACACATTAGCAGCAGATGTTGCATCTGTAAATTTAGTAAAGTTTGTATCTTTACCATCAGTTCCTACGCCAGGCTCACCTGTATATCCAGCATACTTGTCTACATTATCCCAAGCCGCTTCAACACCTGTTCCGCTTTTATTGTAAGTGAAACGAAGAGCATATGAGAGACCAACTGGGGTTGACATAGCCTGTACACCAACAACTTTGTTAGCGAAAAGGTCAGGGAAAGTTCTTCTCATAAGAGCAAGAGCAACCGGGCGGTATCTCCAGTCTCCACCTGTCCATCCAGAAGGTCCACCATTACCAGCAGTTGCAGCATCACTACCAAATGCACCATCTAATGCACCTGTATTTGTTGCACCATCTGATTCTCCGAGAAAAATCTGGTTTCCGTTAAAATCTTTTCTCTCCTGGTTTTCAAGAAGAGTAGCAAGGTTTTCCTTCATGTAAGGATCTTCAATGCTCTTAATGCTCATGGGACCTTTAGCTTTTTCCCATTTGCGTACTAACTGTTCTTTATAATTCGACATTTTATGTCCTCCTATAATTTATTTGTTATTACAATAATCTGTTTGAAACGTCTACAATTGTTACAGGATCCTTAATAGTTTCCTTAACGATTGCCTTTTTTGTATTTCCTGGAACGACACCTTCATTTACCGAAACTACCTTTGATTTAACCGAAGTTTTAGCCATAGGTTTTTTGGTTTTAATGCTATCGCTCTCTTTGATAAGTTGAAGATAGTTATCAATATTCTTTTCTACTTCTTCGAAATCTTTAGACTTGAACATCCCAACAACTTTTTGTTTGTCAGATTTTTTAAGTCCATTTGTTTTTTCAGAAATCAAAAGATATACAGCACTCTGTTCCAACTTCGATTCAAGCTTAATATTCTTCTCTATTGATTCAGAAAGTTCACTCTTAATTTCTTCAATTCCTTTTGTCAGACTATTGATAGTAGACTGTGCTTTGGAATTAAGTTTAAGATGGTTATCACTAAATACCGCACGAATTCCTTCAACCACAGGCTGAAGTGTTTCATTGATAGCGACCTTCTCAAGCATTTCATCAGAGATTTGTTCACTGATTACATGGTCAAGATATGAGTCGAGTTTAGTAACAACTTTCTGTTCAAGAAGAGAAAGTTTCTTATCATAGCTTTCTACGAGTTTTGCTTTTTCATCAGTCAAACGTTTATCCACCTCTTTTGAAACATATTTCTCAGCAAGACTTTCATATTTTGTTTTCAACTCTTCTTCTTTAAGTTGAATCAAATCAGAAAGTTTAGCTTTGGTTTTTTCTTCGATCATGCTGTCAACAGCACTCTCAAATACTTTCAAATCTTCTGGTGTTAAAAGTTCCCTGATTTTCTGGGTAATGTTCTTCGACATAAGAAATTCCTCCTAAATCATATTCTTATAAAGTATTTATATTATTTTCTTCCCAAATTCAGACACTTTTTTAATTTATGTCTATTTTTGAAAAATTTTAGAAACTCATAAGTCCTTGTTTTTAAACTATTTAGATATTTAAAAATAAAAACTCATATTTTTTTAATTCATTACATATTTTCAACAAATCTATTAATATTTATATAATTTCTATAAGTCTTTATGGTATATACAGATATACTATATTGACTTTAAGAAAGTATTTAAATAGTCAAGTGTTGCTGACGAGAACGCATTCTTGTCAAATTTATTTTGCTTAACAGCGACATCCATATTCTTCTTTAATTGTGCAACAGCCGCTTCGACTATTTCACCTGTAGAAGATATGATATAATTTTTGTTCTCTAGTACACCCTCAACAAATGCCGTAGGAGCAGATGGATCAGCAACGATATCTACTGTAATTAATTTGTAGTCATCTTTTACTAAATCATCATCTAGTGTTCCGACACCACGTGTGGACATACCTAACTGAATACCATCGTCAACAAGTGCCTTTGCTATTTCACCCATAGGTGTATTTAACAATTTGGCAACACCATATCCGACATTCCCATCCATATACAATTCAGTAATGATATGAGATATTCTCTCCAGGTTAATTGTAGGTTCAGGTGGATGATCTAATTCCCCCATAGCACGTTTAGTTTTGATCTTTGTTTCATAAAAATCTTTTACTTCACGATTAAGGGTCTCCTGCATATACCGTCTTCCATTACGATTCTTAACATTGGCTTCCAAAAATGGACCCTTTAAGAAATAATTTTTCTTTCCTGTATTTTGATCACTCTCCGAAATCATTTCAATAGCATCGAATGAAACAAATTCTCTTAGAAGTTTCATGACTTCTCTCCTTATTTCTTTTTCGATGTATAATCTGCATCATACCCAGAATTTAATCTTGATATGATTTGTTTTTTCTTTTCCATTATCTTTTGTGATATCTTACTAGCCGCTCTTTGTTCAGTATATTTTGTCATATCTGTCCAATTGCTATCTAATACCATTTGAATAACTG